TTCCCACAAATTTTCGAGCAAAAAGTACGCCTTTTTTATTACGACCGCCACCTCCGGCGGCAACGCAGTCTTATATCCCGAACCTCCTGTCACAGCGTCATGTGTAACCGCATAAAGCCACTGTCTGTTGTGTCCGTTCAGTGCAATAGCCATACCAACAACCGTAGGCTTCATGTCATACTGTGCATACAGAGCAAAATAGTCGGAAAGTCGCTGTTGCACCTCCAACGGATTCTCCATGTCAATGTCCGGCATATTCATCAACGCCATATTGACGTTGAGGAACTTCGTGTTATCACCAGCTTCAAGCCCCGGAGCGATGTTTTCCGGCTTCAACCAGTTATTACCTCCTCGGGGCTTGCCTTTCTTCTTCGTTTTCTTCACAGGCTTATCGTCATTTCCAACCGGAGCAACAGCAGTCTCCTCGCTGGAAACAGTCTCCTTAGTCGCAACAGTCTCCTCGGAACTGTCTGCTAACAGCTTATCTATATCCATTTCAGTCTCCTTTCTTCTTATTCTTATTGCAGTAGTAGAAGTAGTTGAAAATCGGTTTTTGCGTATAACTTCTATATATAGGGATTTTTCTATATAGAGGAAGTTACACGCAATACCTTGAGAACAGCTACTTTAACTACTGTAATAATAAGAATAACTCGTTCTTATGAAAAGATTGTTTTTCAATCCTTTTCAGATAGTTTGGTAAATGTCGTTTTTGATAAATACTTATCCGTTTTGTGTTAAATGAAGTTTTTGCTCTCGTAGTAGTCAATCACTCGCTTAACCTCAACCGATTTCAGCACAACGATTCTGTAATCTTTGCCACACTGTCTCTTAACCCAAAAGTCGTGTGCGGCTTCTGCGATAGAGCTGTATGTGAGCATTTTCGTCTTGCTGGTACGCTGGTGAGGAGGGCGGTAGCGATAGTCTGTACCGTACAAAAACTTCCCGGTCTTAATGTTCTGAATCGCAAACATCGTCTACCTCCTTATCAGTACCTCCGAACGCTTCCTTGATACATCTGCCGAACTCTTTGAGAGCCACACCAGCAGAGTAAGCGGCAAAGTCGAAGGTCTTCTCAATCTCGGGGTAACGACTGCGGACGTATTCAGCAAGTATGTCATTTCGTGTCTTCATTTCCCAACTCCTCCTCAAGAATTTTCTCAAGCTCCCTCGTGCCGACAGCTTTCATGTAGGTGTGCGGAGCTTTGACGGTAGATACCTTGATTGCGCTCTCGGCAATACGAGCCTTGAGCCGTTCCAGCAGAGAAGCGTTCTGAAACTCCTCAATCTGCATAGCAACATCGTGAGAAGGAATCATACCGTGATTGAAAAGTCGAATTTCGTCCTTCTTGAGCCATTTCTGCCACTTACCACAGGCGGCGCAGTAAAGCCCGGTCTGATTGCCGTGTTCCTCGGTGAAGAACTCCTTGCCGCCGCATTTACAAATCATATCCATAGTTACACCTCCCACCATGATTTAATACCCTTGCCGAGTTCGACAGAGAGTTTCGTACTGATAATTCGAGCGTGTTCGTACTGGGCTTTGATACCGCAGACGAAATTCTCGGTTCTGCCTGTCTCAATGTTCTTCTGATTCTGCTTGAGAAGGTCAGCTTGGTACAAGTTCAAGAGCCGTACCAACTCCTGTTTTTCTGCTAACTGCATTATGATTTCTCCTTTCTGTCGAGCCAATCGTATAAATCTTTCACACACTTGGGGCAGAGGTCGTATTCGTCACTATCAATGTTGTATCTACCCTTGGTGTAGTCGTATGTCAGAAATGCAAAACCGCTTGTTTCATCGCTGTGCCAATCGAAATACTTGCCACACCTGTCGCATTTGGTAGCCCATGCCATTTACAGCACCTCCTTCAATTTCAAACCACAGTAAGTTGCATAGCCGCTCGAGGTCGATTTTCTGTCGAACCACTCCGGGTGACGCTCCATTTCAGAATTGAACTTACGAGCCGACAGGATATAAGCACCCTCGGACTTCGCCCAAATCTTGAAAGCGTTGTACAGGTCTTTTGCCTTGATGATGGTCGGTGCGCCGCCGTCCTCCGGCACACGCACACAGCGGTTCTCAAGGAACTGTAACACGAGGTCGTTCTCACGCTCGTACTTTCTGACAACAGCTTTCAAATCGCCGCTCATTGCAAGCCCACGCTCTTTGTAGTGGATATACCCACGCACCAGCCACATGAAAATGCCGCTCATGCTGGACTGCTCACACAGCTCGTCCTTGAGGTGTGTGTCCTGTTCCTCCGGGGAGAAGTGGCGATTGAACTCGACCACCTTGATACGCTCGGAAGCGAACAGGGACTTGTCCGTAACCATCGGAAGGTCATTACAGGAGAGCCATAAGGTGAACTGCGGCTTGAATGTGATTGCTGACTGATACAGCGCACGAGCCGAGATTTCCTCGCCGCCTGTGAGCTGTTTGATTTTCTCCTCGTCCAGTTTGCCGTATTCGTTGCTCTCGGACATTGTGACGAAGCGTTTGCCCTTCAACCCGGCAAGGGTAGGGCTGGCGGCTTCTGCGTCCTTCTGACGGTCTCCACGGCAAATCATACCGACCGGGGCAACCTTGGCATAGTCACCGAGCATAGTCTCGATGGTGTTGAGCAGAGTGGACTTACCGTTACGAGTAGTCTTGCCGTGGAGAATGAACATACATTCCTCATTACTCATACCCAGCATGGAATAACCCAAAGCTCTTTGAAGGAAGTCTGCCTTGTCCTCGTCATTCTGTGTGACCTCTTTAATGAACTTCTCCCAGCGTTCACACTTCACATCACGAGAAATCGTGTGATTGAAAGCCGTCTGCATGGTGAGGTAGTCTTCCCAGCTATGCTCCCGGAACGAGTAGTCCCGGAGGTCGTATGTACCGTTGAGACAGTTAATGAGGTAGGGGTCTGCGTCAAACTGTACAGCGGAGATACGGAGTTCCCCGGTAGCGTCCTTGAGGATTCTGTCTCGCATACGCCTGTCACCCATCTTATTGACAAACCCGGTGTAGGACTTCCGGGTATCATCGTCCTCGATTTCTCCGCAGTAGAGAATCATCAGTCGGACGAAATCTTTGATTTTCTCGCTCACGAGAATAGAACCCTCGTCCTTGCGCCACGCTCCCTCATGGTAGGTGTACCAGCTCTTATGCTCGGGACAATACCGGGCTTCGTGGGAGTAGAGCAAGCCGAACAGGTTTGCCATACCCATTTCAGACCATTCAAAGCCGGAGCTGGTCTCGTCTGCTTTCTCGGGGTGATACTGCTTAATCAGATACATCTTCGAGGATAAGTCCTCGTCCATAATGACACGACCATTGCGTGTCTCGAAAAGTTCTTGCATACCATCACCTCGCCATTACCTTATTGAGCAGATTCTCATAGAGGGTTTTATAGAGATTCCTCTCAACCACAACCGGGGTGTCAGCAGTGTCTTCCTCTCTCTCTCTACTTCAACAGTAGGAGCAGAGATACCGAGGGAACAGAGGATTCCGGCATTGACACCCTCCATTTCCTTATCGGTACAGGTGCGGACGAAATCGCCCAGCCTGTCCTTATTGACCGTGTAGATAGTCTCACACAGAGCGGTCGAAGGAATCTTGCACAGCACCTCGGCGTGGGTCGGCATGAGCCGCTTTTCCTTTGTGGTGAGATAGACCACCTCGACAACATCTGCGTGTTCATTCAATTTATCAGAGGAAACAACGATTGCTGGTCTTCCCTCTGCATTACTCGGGTCTGTGGCGTAGCACTTGGAGTTGGAAATGTAGAAAATATCTCCTCGCTTCGCCGGGACGTTCTTATTCATGTAATATGCCATTATTTCTTACCTCACTTATTTGCTTTGTAAAAGGCTTCCGCAAACTTGGCACTTGTCATACTACGCCGAGCCGCTTGTACGTTCCAACCATCGGGCATTACATAGTCCTCGGGAAGTTGCGGAAGCACTCGATTGTTTCGAGCCGAGAGGAGCTTTTCACCCTCTGTCATTTTTCTCGGGCATTTCTTAGGCTCGTTGAAATATCCCCAAATGTCTGTCTTCTTTGTGAAGTTCTCTCCGTATTCTTCGGGAGAAAATGTGAACTTAGGTCTGCCGAGGAACTGTCTCAAGTAACCCATCGGATTTTCTAAAGCCCAAAACTTGAGCTGTGATTCATTGGACGCTCGACAGAACCATATAATCTCGAGACATTTGCCAACAAGTTTAATGGCACTCTCAAAATCTCGAGGGGTCTTAGCTGTGGTACGAGCAAGAGAAAACATGGTACAGGTAGGAGCGGCGAAAATACCGTAAACCTCGTCAGCATTGATTTCTTCCATAACCATTTCGTCTCTGTTATAAAACTGAATCAGTCTCTCTCTCTTGAGTATCAAATAGATTGTACCGAGGGAGAGTGATAACTCGAACATCATACCCAGCGTCACGATAAGGCTTCGACCACGAGCCTGTACCGCCGCATAGGTCAAGAATAATTTTAGCCATTACTTCTTACCTCCCATCACTGCGATAGCGCATTTCTGTTTATCCTCAATCCACCACGCACACTGTTCCTGTACACACAAAACAGGTTGAGTACCAATCTTTACAGTGTTGTTTTCGTCTACGACAG